GGCGCTGGAGCCGCGTGGCCTGTTGGCCGCGTCCACGTTGTATCCTGTGTGGTGGATAATCATGACGGTGCAGCCAAAGGGCGCACGAAGGTGCTGGTTGACCGCGCGGAAGAACTCGCTGATCTGGGTTGCGTCATTCTCATCGCCCCCGCCGAACATCTGGGACAGCGTGTCAAGCACGATCAGGGTGGGCGGGACGGGCATTTCGGCAATGTCCATGCGTAGGCTGGTCATTTCCTCTTGTACGGTCAGGTTGAGCGGCGTTATGCAGATGTTGAAATCAGGCACGAATTCTTGGCCTAGATGGGTTTTTGCCCAAGCTGACGCGCGGCGATAGATGCCGCCCCCGCCTTCTGCGGCGCAGTAGACTACCGGGCCTTTCTTTGTCCGCAGTCCCATCCATTCCTGGCCGGTGCATATATGCAGGGCGGCTGACAGGGCGACGAACGATTTGAACGTCTGGCTCGCACCGAATAGGCACATCATGGCGTCTTCTGGGATCACGCCCTTGACTACCCAATCGACGTTGGCCGTGCGTTCTTTGAGCTGCTCCATCGACAGGACCAGCTTTGGGAATGGGTTAGGCGGGGGTTTAGTGTCGTCTGGCGAGAATTTACCGGCTGACTCGACCATGCGGACCAGTTCAGGCCCGGTCCTGACCAGCCAGCGGTCCATTTCGGGGCCGTCCACGGTAGGTTTGGATGCGACCATGATAGACCGCAAATGATTGACTACCGCCCCCCTGTGCATCCCGGAGGCCACCATGGAGCTACTGATCTTCAGGAGCGCGTCATGGTAGGATCGTTGGGACAGGTCGGGGTTGATGATGTCCTTGTAAAGCTGGGCGGCATCGCCCGTCCCGGCTTTAATGTCTGATACAATTTTGGCTTTGCCGATTTTGCTCCTGATGTCCTCAAGGTCTAGCCCGAAACAGGCGGCAGCGTCGGCCAGCGTCTGCACTTCACTCAGGTCACAGCTAATCAGGCGGGTTGTGTAGATGCCGCCAGGCCGTGCTTTGGTGTTAGACCCCACGGGCAAGCGAGCATACCGGACGGGGTTGTTACCCGACGAATCAGCGGCGATCAGCTCACGCGCGGCCATCTCTGACAACACGCCGTCAATCAGCGGCAAGTTGCGGGTATCGGCATCCTCAGGGTCTAGTAGTACCCCGATCTGATACCTACTAGGGCTAGTCTCTAGGACATAGCTAGGCATAGACATGAGTTGCGATGGGTCGGCATCGTCGGCCAACAATACGGCTAGGCGGCCAAACGTCTCTTTGGACCGCCGTTTTTTGCCATCGCGGCTGTACAACACCGATACGCAAAAATATGCATTATCTTCTTGACGTTGGTTAATAATTGCCTTTTCATTGTCGGTTCCGCCGTAAGCATTACCGCCCCAAACGGTTGGGAGCGCCTTGCTAGGGTCAGACGCAAACGCCGTAGTCCAGCCGTAGTCGTAGTTTTCCCGTAGCTTGCCATAGACGGCAGCCAGGAACTCACTATTACGCATTAGAGCCTCGTTCAGATGCCCGAAAGCATTTTGATTGTGATTTTGATTTTATGCTTCGCTGCGTACTTGAGTATTTTAGGCCAGTATTTCTGGGCAATTCGCCCGCCTGTGCCTTCTTTGACCAACCAGCGTGAGACGCCGGACTGCGTTAGGCCCACCAACTTGGCGGTCTTTGTAACCCCGCCGAGCATTGTGCAGACTGTGAAGGCCGGTTCGCACCGACCTTTGATGATTGCCATAAATCAAATCCTTTTTCTGGGCGCGGCGGACATTGGGGTGGTTCGCATTGGTTGACAAGCGCAAATATAACAAAAAAACATATTGATTTATAGTTGTGATCCCCCCTACAACGTCTTTCGCAATGATTTGGAAGGACTGATTTATGGCGTTTGACTTGAAGTCAATTCGTAAGAACGAGGCTATCTCTAGCCCGCGTGTTTTGTTGTATGGCGTTGAAGGTATTGGCAAATCCAGCTTTGGAGCATCTGCCCCTAACCCTATCTTTATCTGCACGGAAGACGGCCTAGGCTCGCTCAAGGTTGACAGCTTCCCGCTGGCTACATCGTCCGACGATGTTATGGCCGCTATTGCTACGCTGTATTCGTCCAAGCATGAGTTCCGCACTGTTGTGATTGATTCCATGGACTGGCTCGAAGCCATGATTGCCAAGGAAATCGAAGCCAAGTATGACGCTAAGGATTTGGCTTATGGCCGTGCTGCCGTGTACGCCGTTGGACGTATGCGGGAAATCTTGGACGGTCTGAATGCCTTGCGTAACGATAAGGGCATGATTGTCATCCTGATTGCTCATTGCCAGATACGCCGGTTTGATAGCCCGGAAGTCGAACCTTATGACCGCTATATGCCCAAGCTCCAGGACAAGGCTAACGCTGTTGTCCGTGAGTGGGCTGACGCTGTGTTGTTCTGTAATTACAAGACCGTCGTTAAGAAGGACGATGTGGGCTTTAACCAGACCAACAATCGCGGCATTTCGACGGGCGAACGCTTGCTGTTCACTAGCGAAAAGCCCGCATACATGGCGAAGAACCGCTATTCCATGCCTGAGTCTATCCCCCTGTCTTGGGATGATTTTGCCGCTGCAATCAATTAACCACTGGAGACTAAACTATGCCTATCATTGAATTTGACGCTGTTGAACCGTCTGAGTTTGCACCGCGCACCTTTGAAGCCCTGCCGCGCGGCGATTATACCGCTATGATTACTGACAGCGTGTTGAAGGAAACGAAGGCTGGCACAGGCCAGTATATTGCGCTGACCATGGAAATCATTGACGGTTCATATTCGGGCCGCAAGATTTGGGACAATCTGAACGTCAAGAACGCCAATCCTACCGCTGAGAAAATTGCCCAGGCTAGCCTGACCCGGTATTTCCAGTCGTGCGGTCAGGATTTGGAGCGCGGCGCTGACACTACGGCGCTGTACAACATCCCCTTCAAGCTGACTCTTGGCATTGACCGCAACGATCCGACCCGCAACACGGTGCTTGGTTCCGGCCCGCTTGGCAGCGCCAAGAAGCCCAAGCCCACTGTTGACCGCGAAGCTATTGCTTCCGGCAAGAAGCCTTGGGAGAAATAACATGATTACTGGATTGGATCAGGCAATTTACAGCCCAGAGTGGGAAAAGATAGGTGACAAAAAAACGCTTTACGCGGACGATTGCCCTAGCAAGGAAATCTTGCTTACGTCAATTGCACTGAGCCTCAACAGGATTGCGGTTGAGAGTGAAAGCATTGCCACCAGCTTGATGAACATTAGCATCAACATAGAACCCTTGGGGGAATAGATGGTTACGATCCCAGAATCCGATCACACTACAGCCCGCAAGATTTATGATTGGTATGAATCAAAGCGTGAAGGCCACAGGGAACACCTGGGCGCGTCTCTGATTGGGCATGAGTGTGATCGGTTTCTGTGGTTGACCTTTCGCTGGGCTGCGTCCCCCAATTTTGAAGGGCGCGTATTGCGTTTATTTGGGACAGGCAAAAGGGAGGAGCAGCGTGTTTACGAAGAACTTCGGGCCATCGGGGTTGAACTACACACCGAACAAAATGGTAAGCAAATCGACTGTCGCGACGATAGTGGTCATTTCGGCGGTAGCGTTGACGGCATTGGCCGGGGCTTTGCTGAAGGGCCGAAGACTTGGGCTGTTTTAGAGATTAAGACAGCCAATTTTTCAGCGTCCAAGAAGCTGAAAGACACCGGCGTCGAGAAGGCCAAGCCCCAGCACTATGCCCAGATGATGATTTACATGGGTATGATGAAGCTGGATCGGGCGCTCTATCTTAACGTCAACAAGAACACAGACGAAATCTATACCGAATGGGTGCATTTCAATCAGGGCGTTTTTAGTGACCTGATGCACCGCGCACAAAAGACCATCGCGGCCACCGCACCCCCGCCCAAGGTTACGGACAGCGCGGCAAAGATGCCGTGCAAATGGTGCGACTTTGCGCCTTTCTGCCATGACACGCAGCCCGCTGAGTTTAATTGCCGTACTTGCTGCCATTCCACGCCTGTCGCGGACGGCAAGTGGACTTGCCATGAGTTTGCCAAGGAACTATCAGCCGACGACCAGCGCAAGGGCTGTGATAGCCATATATTCATCCCCGCCTTGGTGCATGGGACGCCGATAGATGGCGAGCGCAATTTCGTCGAGTATTTTGTTGAAGGCACAGGTGAGACGTTCAAGAACGGCCCCGCCCATGTCACTAGCAAGGAAGTTTCCAAGCGCGGACGCAAGAAGACGCCCGCTGTTGATCTTGGCCCTAAGATTTCACTGGATGATTTAAACGATGATATTCCCTTTTAGGTTTAAAATGAGAGATACGCAGCGAGAAAGCGTATCTCAGGCGCGGGAAATGGACCGCATGGCCCGCGAAGAAGACCGGCGGTTTATTGAGTACAACCAAAAGTCTCTTGATCTAATTTTGCACAATGCCCAGCGGGGAATGTCCCGCACGGCAATGCGCCGGATATGGTCTGATAGGCTGATTAACCTGGTGCTGGGCCATGAGGAGCCGAAATGAGAAAGCCCGTAATACCAATTATTGATTATATTAAAAACCCGCGCATCATTGATCGTTTTTGGGGTTACGTTGACAAATCAAATGGCCCGGATGCTTGTTGGCCGTGGACTGGAAGCGCCTCAAAAAACGGGTACGGAAATTTTAAGGTCGCCAGCTATGTATCTATCAGAGCAAGCAGATTTGCCTACGCTGTTACTCACAAGCGCGACCCCGGTGCCATGTTTACTTGTCACACTTGCGATAATCCGCCCTGTTGCAACCCCGCGCATTTGTGGCTTGGTGATACCAAGGCAAATTCGCATGACATGGTAAAAAAGGGCCGTAGCTATACTGGTCCGCAAGATGGTCATAACAACGGCAACGCCAAGTTGAGCGCAGAGGAAGCCGCAAAGATCAAGGAATGCATCCTCGCCGGTATGAACAATATAGCCATAGCGGAAATGTTTGGAATTACACATTCGCTTGTGAGCCTTATTAGGCGCGGTAAAGCGTGGGGCGACGTTCCTCTGACCAAGAAATATTCTAGCATTATCAAGCAAAATGCAGATGTTGCAGAGGAGGCTAAATGACTGACTATGGCAAACCGCAAGATACGCCATTTGCGCGGAAAAGCGGCGTGACCAAAACACTCTGGTTCACAAAAGACGGCTCTGACATTCAGGACGTTGAATTGAAGAATGGCAAAGCAAACCCATTCGGCTGGTCAACACATGAAGTATGGGTGACCGAGCATACATCTGGCGGCGTCGTGGACGAACACAAGATTGCCGACCTGTATTGCGGTGATCCGATTAATGTAGCGCCGGGATATGGCTTCCGGTTTGAAGACACCAAATAGGGAG